TAGAATAATATTATTAGTTTTATTAGTAGTAGGTCTTTTGACAGCATGTCAGAAGAGCAGTGAACCAAAAGAGGAAAAAAAGGAAAATGCTGATGGTGGAAAAGGAACATTAAAAGTTATAGCCGCTTATGATGCAAAAGAAAAGGTTTTTGAGGAATTTACAAAGAAAACAGGAATAAAAGTGGAATTTTTAGATATATCTTCAGGAGAAGTTTTATCCAAACTGAGTGCACAGAATGGTAAAATAGGTGCAGACGTATGGTTCGGTGGTGGAGCTGACAGCTTTATCGTAGCAGGAGAAAAAGGATATCTTGAAAATTATGTATCACCTGAAGAAAAGGAAATGGATCAGAGATTTATTGGAAATGAATACTGGACAGGTGTTTCCATCGTAACAGCAGGATTTTTAGTAAATACTGATGTGCTGGCAAAAAATAATATTCCTGAACCTGCATCATGGGAAGATTTGAAAAATCCTAAATATAAAGATGAGCTGATTATGGCTGATCCTGCGATTTCAGGTACAAATTACGCGGTTGTATACAATCTGTTACAGTCAATGGGAGAAGAAGCAGGATGGGCTTATCTTGAATCAATAAAAGGAAATATTCCTTTCTATGCACAGCGTGGTTCAGAGCCTACAGCAAAAGTTAAGAATGCAGAAATGGCAGTAGGAATAATACCTCTTGGTGGAGATACATATAAAATGGAAAAAGAATTTAAAGTTAAAAATGTAATTCCTTCTGATGGACTTCCATGGGTTCCTGCAGGAATGGCAATATTCAAGGAAGCTGAAAACAAAGATGCCGCAAAAGCATTTGTTGACTGGGCATTATCAAAAGAAGGTCAGGAATTCCTTAAAACAGTTGCTCCACGTATGATGGTAAGAAAAGATGTTACTCCTCCGGAAGAATTAAAAGGAATGACTGTTGATAAACTTATGAAAATGGACATTGCCGGAATGGGAACAAGAAGAGAAGAAATATTAAAATTATGGAAAGAAAAAATGGGGAAATAGATTATGAATTTATTTCGGAAAAATATTAGTGAAAGAGCCCAAAAGAAAAATTTTGGGCATTCTTTCTTTTATATGGAAATATTAGACAGATTATTTTACATTATTGCAGTTGTACCAATAATAATATTTATATTTTGGCCGATAATTGCACTGTTTCTAAGAAGTATTTCTCCTGACGGGAAATTTACATTGGAACTGTATAACTCCCTGTTTAAGGAAAACTACACTGTAATAAGGGATAGCATATGGGTGTGCCTTTTATCCACAGCTTTATCAGTGATAATAGGCACTGTAATAGCAGTTTACATAACTTATGCATCAAAATGGGTAAAAAGAATGCTGATGCTGCTTCTGATGCTTACAATGATATCACCGCCTTTCCTGTCTTCCCTTTCATACATACTTCTATTTGGAAAGAGGGGAATAATAACGGCTGATCTGCTCCATCTTAATTTCAATCCTTATGGATGGCACGGGATTGTAATTATGCAGACCTTCAGTGAAATTTCGCTGGCAGCTCTTATTTTAACAGGTGGACTGTCTTCAATACCTTCATCGGTCATAGAGGTTGCAAAGGATTTAGGATCAAAATCTGGAGAGATACTTTACAGAGTAATATTACCAATGCTGAAATCATCACTAACTGCAGTGTTTTTTCTCATTTTTGTAAAAAATATTGCAGATTTTGGAACTCCGATTATAGTAGGGGGTAATTTCAAGATGCTTGCTACCGAGGCTTACAAAGGCGTAATTTCATATGGTGAAATTGAAAAAGCCGCTGCAATCAGCTTTCTTATATTTCTTCCTATAGTTTTCATTTTTCTTATATACAGGCATCAGCTGACTGCAACCAATGTCATGGGAAATTTTTCAGAAAAGTCAGGTCATACGGAAGAGAAAACCTATAAGCTTCCATTTTATCTGAAAGTTATTTTTGGTCTGATTACATTGTGTTTTGCTGTATATATGCTGCTTCAGTATATTTCGATTTTTGTTTCGGCGGTATCTAGTAACAGTGGAGGGCATTTTCACTGGACAATGGAGTTTTTTCAGTCCTTTTCCCTTACGAAGATTCCAAGCATGGTAAGAAGTATTGTATATTCATTAATAGCTGGAATTACTGCAAGTTTTCTTGGAGTTCTTTTTGCATACTATATAGACAGAAGGAATATAAGATTTTCTAAAAGTTTTGATTTTATTGCCACATTACCTTATATACTTCCGGGACCGTTTTTTGGAATAGCGTATCTGCTTGCATTTCAGAATCACCCTTTATTGCTGACAGGAACAGGGGCAATAGTGGTGCTCAACTGTATTTTCAGACAGATTCCTGTAACAACAAGGGCTGCAAGTGCCAATCTTAGCCAGATAAGTTCGCTGACGGAAGATGCGGCAAGAGATTTGGGAACACCTAGGATAGCAGTATTTTTCAGGATAATACTTCCGCAGCTGAAACCTGCATTTCTTGTAGGATTTATAAATACTTTCACTACAACAATGACTACGGTAGGTGCAATCATATTTCTGATTACTCCTTCGGCAAAGGTTGCAACAGTTGAGCTGTTTAATGAAATTCGTGACGGAGATTACAGGATGGCATCAGTTATTGCAAGTCTGCTCATTTTGGTAATATTATCTGTAAATATTTTATTTTCAATATTCATATTAAGAAAGAAGAAGGAGGGAAAACATGTATCTTCAGCTGAAAAATCTGTATAAAAAATATCAGGATAATATTGTAGTAAATAATTTTAATATAGAAACTCCTTTAGATCAATGGCGATGTACTATGGTTCATGGTCTTTATTGTGGATATACAGCAGGACTTGCTGCTATTGGTAATGCTATGGGTTTACCACAGGACAAGAAAAAACTTACAACTGGAAGTGCATTGATTAGATATTTCTGTATTCCATGTAACCCAACTAAAAGCAATGGAAACAGAACTAGAAATCTTCCTCAACATGCTCCAGAAAAATGGGAATTATTTAAGGAATACTGTATACAAGACGTAGTTACAGAAATGGAGATAGGTAGAAGATTAAGTGCATTTCCTGTCCCTGACAGAGAGTGGGAATTGTGGGTATTAGATACTTTTATGAATGCTTACGGAGTTAAAGTAGATAGTAAGTTAGTTAATGGAGCTTTATTTATAGATGCCGTATCAAGAGCTAATTTACTAGAAGAAGCAAAGAAAATAACAAAGCTTGATAACCCTAACTCTTCTAAACAACTATTAGAGTGGTTAGAAGAAGCTGGAGAAGAAGCTGAGAATTTACAGAAAGCTACAGTAGGGAAAATGGTTGATACGTTAGAAGCTGGAGAAGTTAAAAGAGTTTTAGAGATAAGACAGGAACTTTCTAAGACTTCGGTTAAGAAGTATAAAGCTATGGACGAAGCAATGTGTAAAGATGGGAGAGTGAGAGGGCTCTTGCAATTCTATGGAGCCAATAGAACTGGAAGATATGCAGGAAGATTAGTTCAAGTACAAAACCTACCTCGTAACTACATAGAAACCTTAGATGTTGCAAGAGAGATTATAAAAAAAGGCGATGGAGAGCTATTGGAACTAATTTATGGGAATATTCCAGATACCTTATCTCAGCTTATTAGAACGGCTTTTATCCCATCTGAAGGTAATCACTTTGTTGTGTCCGATTTCTCAGCAATAGAGGCAAGAGTTATAGCATGGCTTGCTGGTGAAGAGTGGAGAATGGAAGTATTCAAAACCCATGGAAAAATTTATGAAGCCTCAGCCTCTCAAATGTTTGGAGTACCTATCAATACAATAGCAAAGGGCGAAGAAAACTATCATTTAAGAGCTAAGGGAAAAGTTGCAGAACTTGCACTAGGTTATCAAGGTAGTGTTGGAGCTTTAACTGCTATGGGTGCGGCTGATATGGGGCTGACTGATGAAGAAATGAAAGATATAGTTACTAGATGGAGAAAATCATCTAAAAGAATTGTGGAGCTGTGGTATGCATTAGAGAATGCTTCTGTTGAAGTTTTAGAAAAGGGAGAACCTCAAATGGTTAAGTGTGTGAAGTTAGCAAGAGAGTATGACTTTATTTATGGTCAAGATTTTTTCACAATAGAATTACCTAGCGGTAGAAAGCTTTTCTATCCAAAACCATTTTTAAAAGAAAACCAATTTGGACAAATTCAGATGCACTATATGGGAATTAACCAAACTACTAAGAAGTGGGAGGTTATTCCAACTTATGGGGGTAAATTAACAGAAAATATTGTGCAGGCCATAGCGAGAGATTGCTTAACAGAAACACTTTTAAGGATAAAAGCAAAAGAGTGGCCAATAGTATTCCATGTACATGACGAGGTAATACTTGATGTTCCAATGTCAGTTGAACTAGATGAGGTTATTAAAACTATGACAGAAGAAATAAGTTGGGCCAAGGGATTAATATTAAATGCTGCTGGATTTACTGGTAGTTATTATATGAAAGATTAGGAGGAAATTATGGCAGATTTTTATGTAGATTCTAGTGGATTTAAAAGGTATAAAAATTCTAAGAGATTAATGTATAACCCAGAACTATTTCCTAATCACAAAACTAAATGGAGCAAAGAAGATGAAATAGATTTAGTAGGTTATAGACAAACAATGAAATGGGAAGATATAGCCTTAATGCTGGGAAGAACTCCTGGTGTATGTATGGAAAAAATGAGATCCATTAAAAGAAATGGAAAATATAATTTATATTTAAAGAAATTCAAGGAAATTTAAAGGAGGAAATTATGGAAATAGGAAAAAGAATTAAGGAATATAGAGAAAAAAATAAAATAACACAAAAGGATTTTGCTCAAAAGATAGGTGCAACTCAGTCATTTTTATCCCTTGTAGAAAATGGAAGTGTAGATATAGAAACTTCCACAATGCTAAAAAAAGTAATAGATATTATCGGAGAAGAAAATACAGAAAAAAAGGTAGATAAGTTAATGGGAGCTTTGGAAAAGAAAGTGGATAATGTAAATAGTCCAAGCCATTATAAAATACCAGGTTGTAATTTTGAAAGTATAGATATTATCAGAGGAAGATTAGGAGATATAGGTTTTATGTTCTTTTTAGAAGGAAATGTAACTAAGTATCTTATTAGAGCAGAGAAGAAAAATGGTAAAGAGGACTATCAAAAAGCTAAAAAATATTTAAGCTGGTTAATAGATATGAAAAAAATAATACCTCATGAACTAGCTTTAAACGATAAAGAAGAAATAGCTAAAAGATGTCAATCTAATTGGATTAATATTATGGGTGGGATAACACAAGATATGAAAGCTAAGAAGGTTTTAATTTTAAACGAAATTTTTAATCAATTATTCAGTGCTAAATATGAAGAAGCCACAGATTTGATAGATAAATTGCTTGAAGAATAAAAGGGAGATAACAGATGGAGAACTCAAGAAAATTAGTAATATCAGAAGCAAATAACAGATTATCCAAGCAATGGGTAACAACTGAAATTACCTGGTCTGAATTTGTGGATAGATTAGGAAAACCAAAAGTAACAGCTGAAACATTAGATGAGTTCTTATCTTATTCTAAGTCTAAGCAAGATGATATTAAGGATGTTGGAGGCTTTGTTGGGGGAAAGTTAAAAGGGAATCTAAGAAGAAGCGAAGCAGTTGAAAGTAGAAGTTTAATAACTCTTGACTTAGACAACTTGGCTTATGAAGATGATACTAAGATTATTAAAACTCTAAATGGTTTAGGGTGTGCTTATGCGGTGTATAGCACTCGTAAGCACCAAACTACTAAACCTAGAATAAGAGTTATATTTCCCTTAGCTGAAGATGTTTCTGCAGATGAGTATGAACCAATAGCAAGAAAGGTAGCAGAGTTCATAGGGTTACGATATTGTGACCCTACTACCTTTCAAGCGGTTAGGTTAATGTACTGGCCAAGCCATTCTATTGACAGTGATTATGTCTTTACTTATGCTGATAAACCTATGTTAGATGGTGCAGCTATACTTAAT